AAGGGGCTTTTGCTGATGGTGACAAGACTAAACTAGATGGTATAGAAGCTAGTGCTGACGTAACTGATGCAACTAATGTATCTGCTGCAGGTGCTCTGATGAAGTCAGGCGGCACTATGACAGGTAATCTAATCCTGAATGCTGATCCCACTACAGCATTAGGAGCTGCAACAAAAGAGTATGTAGATACGATTGCTGCAGCAGGTTTGCATTATCATGCTCCTGTACGTGTTGAGCAAGAAGGTAATCTAAGTGCTACATATAATAACGGTACTTCAGGTGTAGGTGCTACACTAACTAACAACAGTACACAAGCAGCATTGACAATAGACGGTGTTGCTTTATCACTTAATGATCGTGTACTTATCTATGAACAAACAGATCAGACACAGAACGGTATATACACAGTAACTAACGTAGGCTCTGCAAGTACTAACTGGGTACTTACTCGTGCTACTGATGCAGATAGTTATGGTGCTTCTGATCCTAATGCACTAGGACAAGGTGATGCATTCTTTGTACTTGAAGGTGCAGCAGGTGCAGGTGAACTATATGTGATGAACACTGAGGGTACAATTACCTTTGGTACAACTAACATTACATTTACTCAAGTTGCATCTACTGCTGTTTACACTGCAGGTACAGGTATTACTCTTACAGGTACAGAGTTTTCTGCTGATGGTGCAAACATTACAAACGTAGATGCTGTTACACTTGATGGTATAGACAGTTCACAATTCCTACGTAGTGATGTAGTGGACACCAAGACTGCAGGTAACTTAAACTTTAGTGATGACGTTAAAGCTGTATTTGGGGCAGGTTCTGACCTACAGATTTATCACGAAAGCTCGTCGGGCAGTTCTTATGTAAAAGAAAGTGGAACAGGAAACTTATACGTCCAAGGTTCAAACCTTATTCTTGAAGACAGTAATGGTAGCAACTTCTTATACGGAACCCAAAGTGGCGATGTTAGGGTCTACCACAACGGTTCTGTTAAACTCGCCACCACCTCCACAGGTATTGACGTATCTGGCAATATTACAGTCTCAGGCACAGTTGATGGTCGTGATGTTGCAACTGATGGCACAAAGCTAGACGGCATAGAAACAGGTGCTACTGCTGATCAGACTGCCAGTGAAATACTTACAGCAATCAAGACAGTGGACGGCTCTGGCAGTGGGTTGGATGCTGATTTGTTAGATGGCATGAACGCAAGTTCAGCTCAAAGCACCAACACTATCGTTGCAAGGAATAGTTCTGGCTATATATTTACTAACTATTACAACGGTAATGGTACATTTAGCACGACAGGAAACACTTCGGGAATGGCTCGTTTTACGGGTACGAATGGCGTTGATACATATGGTCGTTCTTATACGGCAGGTGCAGCCGCCGCATTGTTATCTGGCGAGACAATGAACATTAACGGCACTGCTACCAACATTACAGATTATACGATTAACCAAAACGTAGGTACAGCAGACAGCCCCACATTTGATACGCCCAGTGTGACTTCCCTTAATTTAGATGGCCGAATTACAAGCACAGGTGACACTGACACTTACTTCCAGTTCCATACACTAAACCAAGCACGAATAGTTTGTGCTGGTGCAGAGGTTATGGAGTGGGGCAATAACTATGCCAAGCTAAGTGATAACGACTATTTGTGGCTTGGAACAGGTGCTGACTTCCGCATCGGCCACAATGGCACAAACACTATTATGCGTAATTACAACCACGCAGCAGGTGACATCTACATCCAAGGTGAGGACACATCTGGTGTCAATCACAATATAGCTGCCTTTTATTCATCTAATGCTGCCCCCTATACAGGTTTGTACTATGATGGAACAGAAGTCTTTACGACTGTTAGTGGCGGTGTGGATGTAGCAGGTAATCTCACAGCAGATAATGTTTATGTTGCTAGTACAATATACCATGAAGGTGACACAGATACCTACACACAGTTTAGCACAGATGCTTTTGTTGTTGTTACTGGTGGTGGCAACAGAATTATGGCTAACAGTACAGGTGTACGTCTAGGCGACAGTGGCAACGGCTACTTCCAACCTGTCTCTGGCAACTATGGCTCTATCCAGATTGATGGCGGTGCGCACGGTGGCTGGGAAGGTTATAGCATCGGTGGTCGTTCTGTGCTTATGCACAACAATGCTTCAGTTACTGGCCTTTATAACGATGTTGACAATGAATGGATGATTTATTGCGCCCATAACAGCTACGTCAATTTATATCATAATGGCTCATATAAACTTCAAACAAGCAGCACGGGTGTCACAGTAAACGGTGACGTAAACAGCACCTCAGACATCCGTTATAAGAAAAACATTGAACCCATAGATAATGCACTAGAGAAGGTGCAGTCCCTTAAAGGTGTGACGTTTGATTGGGACAACGATGCGTTCCCAGAAACAGAAGATACTAAGAAGCCAGAGTTCACAGAACGTGCCACAGGTGTTATTGCTCAAGATGTTGAGAAGGTATTACCAGAGGCAGTTCGTGAGAACGAGGATGGCTTCAAGAACGTTGCATACGGCAACATGGTTGGCTTGCTTATAGAGGCAATCAAAGAACAGCAAACTCAGATTGATGAACTCAAGGCAGAGGTTGCGGAACTTAAAGGCTAATAGTGGAGTAACACGAAGATGGCTATACAGATAAACGGTACAACCGTCATAGATAACACCCCAAATCTGGTAAATGTCGGTGGTTTAAAAACCGTTGGTGGCGTAAGTATTTTAGGCAGTGGCGATATTGCTGTTGGCGGTGGTGGAGAAACCTTTACAGCTAGTGGGGCTATTTCTGCTGGTGATCTTGTTGTATTAAACAGTAACGGTACAGTAAGCTCTGTTACAGATAGTACCTCTCTTGGTACAGCAGGAAGTCAGACAGCAAAAAACTTTGATCCTTCATCTACAGGTCGTGGTAAGTCTAAGACAGCATATCACCCTGTTGAAGATAGGTTTGTTGTAATGTATGCTGATGAAGGTTCAACATATGATTTAAAGGTAGCCGTTGTTAAAATAAATGACGATTACTCTACTGAATATGGCACTCCTGTTACTATAAATACAGGCTTTTTTTCAATCTATAATTCTTGGGATGTAACTTATGATCCTCCATCAGGAAAAATGATACTTGCTTATCAGTATGGCATAGTAACTTTTTCTGTTTCTAATATGAGTATTACTTTAGAACACACTGCAGTAGCTATAGACACCAGTACAGTAAAAGGCGGCATTTCATTAGTTTATGATGAAGCTGCAGAAAAAACCGTTGTTGTCTATAATAGAAGTGATTATCTAAATGCTAGAACTGTTACCTTTACTGGATCAACTGTTTCATTAGGAACTAAAGGAACATTAAGTGGTAGTTTACCAGACCCTGAAACTATATACACTGCTTACGATTCTGTAGAAGAAGTTATAGTTGTAGTTTATGAAGACGAGGGTAGTGATCGTTTAGAAGCAGTATGTGTTTCTGTATCTGGAACAACTTGTACTTTCGGCACTGAAGTACAGGTTAATGCAAATAAAATTGATCACGATTACTCCAGTGCTATAGTTTATGATGTAGCTTCTGGAAAAACACTATTCTTTTATAGAGAAGGTGAAGGAACATTTTATGCTCAAGGTACAGTGCTTAGTGTAAGTGGTACTACTATAACAGTGGGTAGTACAAATACTATTAGTACTCTTACTTCCGTACTAGGCTTAGATGCAGCCTATGATCCCGAAGCAGCTAGAACTGTTGTATTTTGGTATTATCCTTCTACAGGATCAGAGTGGTATGCTCAACCTGTAACAGTAAGTGGTACAAGCATGAGTTATGGTACTGTTGTGGCTGTTGGTGCTGAAGCACTACAAGGTGGTGAAACTCTTTATGACCCTGTTAGAAAAGTTTTTATAACTTCTGCGTATAAAGGTAGTTCTCAATATATTTATGCTTCTGCTAAATTTACGGTTAACTCAAATGTAGATCAATGGATAGGTATAGCAGAAGAAGCTATTTCAAGTGGTTCTACAGGTTCTATTACTGTTACTGGTGGTGTTAATGATCAACAATCAGGATTAACTATTGGAAGTAATCTTTATGGAACCCCTAGTGGAGATATTGTTAGTGGTGTTACAGATTACCCGATAGGAACAGCACTTTCTGCAACAGATGTTGTAATAACAGAACAAAGTGGTAAAAAATTAATTACCCCCTCTATTACTGGAACTGCAGGACAGTATTTAGTAAGTAATGGAAGTAGAACACCTAGTTGGGTAACTCCTGATCTAGGTTGGAAACTTTTATCACACAATGAAATGGATGGAGTTTCTTATTTAGAACAAGCCCTTGATTCAAACTATGCGGCTTGGGCTTTTGTTTTTGACTCAGTAAAAAATTCTTCAGATGGTACTAATATAAGATTACAGTTTATGATAAATGGTAGTACTAGAAATAACGGTTATGTGCAAAGAACAGATTACAGTAGTACAACATTAAATCAAAGTAATGGAAACACAGCAGATGCTGTAATGGGACTAAACGTAGGTAATGAGCCAGATGAAGGTTTTTCAGGTATATTGCAAATAGGCACTCAAACTTTTGGTTATGGTGATAACGTTGCACATTGTTGGTGGCACGGTGGTAACTATAGTCCTAACTATGGAACAACTTATCAATCAGGCGCAGCCGTTACAATGGGACAATGTGATGCAATAAGAATAAAAGGAACCTTTAAATCTACGGAAGCAGGTTATATTTCAATATATGGTATAAAGGCTGAATAATATGTTTAAAATTTTTAATGGAAATAAGGTTCAACTTACAGAAGAAGAATTAGAAATACAAAATTCAGAAGAAGCTGCTATTGATCTTAATGAGATGAAAGCAAATAACCTAAGACTTTTACGTGATGGTCTTCTTTCTGAAACAGATTGGTGGGCTTCTTCTGATCTAACTATGTCAACAGAACAAACTGCTTATCGTCAGGCTTTAAGAGATATTACTACGCACGATAACTGGCCTAATTTAACCAATGATGATTGGCCTACGAAACCGTAAGGGATAATTAAATGCTTGGCTTTACACCTTTAGCATCAGCACCGTTAGCAGACGCAGGTTCAGCAGATGCTAATGTAGTCTTAACTAGTGTAACAGCCACAGGTGTTGTAGCTACAACTACTACAGTTGAAGGTACTGCTAATGTAACAGCTACAAGTGTAACTGCAAGTGGTGCAATAGGCACTCCAAACATAGCAAACATTGTTTTTGTTACAGGTGTATCTGCTACAGGAGAAGTTGCTACAACCACTACAGTTACTGCTGAAGCAGTTGTAACACCAACAGCAGTAACAGCCACAGGTGCTCTGGGTACAATAACTACTGAAACATCTGTAGTACTCTCAAGTGTAACAGCTACAGGTGTAGTAGAAGAGCTAGACGAAGACCCTGACAACGTAGTCATTGAAGCAGATGCTACAGCTACACTAACTGCAGTTACAGCTACTGGTGTTCTTTCTATTAACACTACAACTACAGCAGATGCTAACGTAGTACCGACAGCAGTCACAGCTACAGGTGTTATAGACACTGATATTGTTATAAAGCTAGATGCTAACGCAGCAGCAACTGAAGTAACAGCAAGTGGTGTAGTAGACACAAACACAGTACCAGTTATTTCTGTTGTACCCACAAGTGTCACAGGTACAGGTGCATTAGGCACTGTAACACTTAGAGTTGGCATAGACATAGTACCAACAGCAGTATCTGCTACAGGTGTTATAGCAGATGTCACAGTAAAAGGTGATGCTAATGTAGATACTACTGCAGTGATAGGCACAGGTGCACTAGGTACTGTAGAAGATTACGTTGTATATGCAGATAACTACAGCAGAGATCGTGTAGTATTTATAGGTAGAAAAACACCGTCAGTAAACAGAACAGTTTATGTAGAGCAAGACAATAGAACAGTCTGGATTGAATATAAACAAACTAACAGACTATATAAAGCAGCATAGGAATAAAATATGTCGTATAAATGGCCTAACAAAGACCCTGATGAAGTGCTAGACTACAGTGTAGATTGGTCTAGGTTTCTTGGTGATGCAACTATTTCTAGTGTTGCTTGGTATGTTGATGATGCAGACGATGTAAAAACTTCTGTGTCTAATGTAGCTGACACAACTATTAATGGATTAATTACAAAGTATGCAGGAATCACTAACACTAATACTGTTGCAACTATTCGTTTAAGTACAGGCACAAATAATGTACAATATAAAATATACTGCCAGATGACAGACAGTGATGGTCTTGTATCAGAACGTGTAATCAGACTTAGAGTGAAGGAAAACTAATGGCTTACAATTATCTTGAACTTGTCAATGAAGTTAATCGTAGGCTTAATGAAGTAGAGCTTACATCCTCTAACTTTGCTAGTGCTGCAGGTCAGTATGGTCAGATTAAAGATGCTGTAAATGCAGCTATTAGACACATCAATCACGAAGAGTTTAACTGGCCTTGGAATCATGTTCAAGCAGAAGAAGTTCTAACTCCTGGTGTTTCTCGTTATGGTTATCCTTACGATGTGAAAGTTATAGATATGGATAGCTTCCGTATCAAGCGTGATAGTGATTTAAATGTAGAAACTGTTAAATTAAAGAAGCTTGATTACAAAGAATATCTTGACAAATACGTTGATTATGAGTATAACTCTAATACTAATATTCGTTCTACTCCTTCTATGGTATCTAGAGCACCTAGCCAAGAGTTTATTGTTGTTGTTCCCCCAGACAAAGCGTATGAACTAATCTATGAGTATTACAGAAACCCTGTTGATTTAGAACTACATAGTGACGTACCAACTGTACCTCAAGAGTTTAGACATATCATAGTAGATGGTGCTATGCATTATGCTTATAACTTTAGAGGTGATGCACAACAAGGTTCTATTAGTGATTCTCGCTTTAGAGAAGGTATAAAGTTTATGCGTACTCTATATATCAACTCTAATGACTACATCAGATCGACAGTGATAAACAATACATATAATAATGTAACAAACTATAGAGTAATGTAATATGCCTACACAATGGAATACTTTTCCTGTAGAGTTTAGAGGTGGGCTTGTATCAAACCTCAGTCCTTTACAACAAGGCATAAACGCTATTGGTTCAGCTACTATATTGCAGAACTTTGAACCGTCCCTACAGGGTGGCTACAAGAAAGTTTCAGGCTATCAGAAGTTTAGTACTACTGAAGTAACAGGTACTGGTGACATAGAAGGTGTAGCTATTATGCCTTACCAAACAGCTAACATTGTAATGGCTGTTCGTAATAAGAAATACTATCTAGGTACAGGTGGGGCTTGGACTCTTAAGGGTACTGCAGCAGATACTACAACATCTAAAGTAAGACATACCTGGTATAACTTTGATGGCACTAACAATCTTGTATTCGTAGATGGTATCAACTATCCAGCATACTATGATGTAACAGCAGGTACATTAACGTTTGGTACAGAAGCACAAGCAGCTAGACACGTAGCTAACTACAAGAACACTCTATTTTTTGCTGTTGGTTCTGAGTTAATATTTACTGCGCCTTACACAGATCAAGACTTTTCTGCTGCTAATGGTGCAGGTTCTATAAATGTTGGGTCTGATATAACAGGCTTGATTGGCTTTCGTGAACAACTTGTTATCTTTAGTAAAGAACGTATACAGATACTAACAGGTAACACACTAGCTGACTTTGGTCTTAATCCTGTAACATTAGACTTAGGTTGTTTATAC